TAGCTGGGTGATGAACGAGGGCTTTGATGCAACAGTCCCAATCCGGAATATGTTCAGGTTGTACCATGATTTAGAAAATAATAAGGTTTCGCTATGGTGCGGAGGCATTAATCCAGTGTCAACAGCCGGACAGATGTTGTTCACCGTTTTGACAGAATCCGTTTCCGGAGAATCCCAAAGCATTGGACATCGCTGGGCGTTTTTCGATAGAGAACCAACAGTGGCAGAATCTGAATTGCCGGATATGCCATTTGTACGCCCAAGTCAACACTGGACAAGCATGCGAAGGCCCGCGCTGACATTTCAACCCCGCGCAGAAGAATTCAACAATTTTACAGATCAACAACTTTCAAGGTATACGCCGGGTGACATCACTATTTATGTTCCGGAAAGCGATGTTGTCGGCGGAACGATTAATGTCCGGGGATTCTACGGTCCCGGTATGTTAATATTACGCCCAGCTGGTGATATATCTATGGACAGTACAAATACGCGGAGATTCGCGCGCTTGTCAATTAGAGATAACGCTGTCCCTAGAATCTTGATACAAGGGTTGGGTTTTGAAGGTGAAACCGGAAACATTATTGAAATAACCGGGAATTCAGTAAGAGAAATTACACTCGACAGAGTGCGCATAAACGGAAACGGTAACGTTGGTATCCGTGTTGCATCGTCAACTGTGAACGCCGAAGAAATAGAAGTTAATGGGTGCTCCGATGTATTCTCGGTGACGGACAGAGCAACAGTTTTTGCCCGTCATGTCACCGGCAGTGGCAATAACCGCACCTTCGTATCGATGGGTCAAGCAAATATACATTTAAGAGAACTCACAGAATCGTATTGGGGTGTCTCCAACATATTATCAGCACGCTCGTCCGCAGGTAATGTTTGGACACATCAAGGCGTATTGTTGCTGCCAAGGACTAATCATCCCGCCGCCGTAACGATAGAAGCCGAAGACCTTGCGTTATATTTATCTTTCCTTCCGGAGCTTTTAAACTCCCATATTACAATAAACGTCAGACCGGGTACCTTCGGGGTAGCGGGAACCATTCCTGTTTTCATCCGGAACCATACCGGTCCGGGTAGAATCACAATCCGCGCAGTGGACGAGAATGGTAATCTCGTTGGTGTAGGTTCAGACACTCATCAAGTGCACAGATTCGAGATATCGGCTTGCAGCTTGTCTCAAATATCGATTCATGGCTTTATGACAAGGGCGACCACAGTACCCGGCTTCACGGTAGCAAACACAAACGGAGTTGTGTTTTTGACAAACTGCACTGATAATGCAGGGTTAAGTGCAACATCAAATAACAGAGGTGTTGTTGTGACCGACAGTAAATGTGATGTGGTGCTCACAGGGTGTGTGTTTGAAAACAAAAGAATTGCCGTCCACGCAGTCGGAGGCGATGTGATCACTATGGCCACGAATACATGGACAAACAATGCATATGACATCGTTGCTGACAGAGGTTCTGTTGTAACAGTTGCAATGGATCTGCCAGATACAATAAGCACCCTTAACGGTGGTAGGGTTTATGGTAGCGATGGCTTGCAATTCTTCCCATCAGAAGCATTGCAAGCGGCCTATCTTGAACTTGCAACGGAAATGGCTTCAGATGATATTGATGTCGCACTGGGTGATGTTGTCAGCACGGATGCGCTTGACGCCTATGCGCTTCCAAAATTTATAAGGTCGGATGCATTCAATGATCTTGTTATCAACGATGACGAGGATGTCGTTGAGTATTTTGACAATGAAGTGGCTGAATCGACAGATATTATAACGGGCACTAGATAATTAAATAATCATGTGAGATAGGGTCTCGCCGACATGTTTCTTTGTGGCGTTGGCTCTGTTTTATGTTTAATGAATAATGCTGCATAGCGGGGTGAGATGATGCCGCGACCACGTAGTCCAAATCGGGATAGGGCGCATGAAATATTTAAACAGCACAATGGCAACATCGAAAATCGCCGTATCGCTGAGCAGCTGGGTGAAGATGAGCGGCTAATTGCTGTATGGAAACAACGCGACGACTGGGTAAAAAAAAATAATGATGTACAACAAACAAATGCTGTACATCAAATGGTAAATAAAAAAAGAACATCAAATAATGACAAAGAAAAATCTACAAATGATGCATTAAAAACCAGTGCAAAAAAAAACAAAAAAAGTGCTGAAGAAAAATCAGAAAATGTCGGCACCGCCGACACGAACACAAAAAAACGTGGAGCTCCATTTGGAAATAAGCGTGCGGTTGGAAATAGGGGTGGAAATGGTGGACCGCTTAGAAATAAACACGGCCTAAGAAACCACCTATACGAAACCGTATTTTTTGCAGATATATACGATGATAGCGAGCGCGCTATATTAGATATGGATTTTGATAAATATGCCCATCAGGATCGGTTAATAAAAACACTCTTAATACGTGAAAAACGCATAAAAGAAGATATTCGCAAAATAAAAGAGACTCCCGGTGGCATGTTTATTGAAAGTATCAGTAAAAACAAAGGAACTACCGCTGTATCAAATAAGCACCGAAATAAGAAAGGCGAGCGCTGGGATGGTGACAGCTCGACCGTAGCTGAAGACACGTCAACCCATGTTGCGAAGCCGGAAATTTATTTGCGGCAAAGCTTAGAATCAGCACTCGACAAGGTGCGTTCGCAGTTACAAAAAGCAATTGAATTATTTCATAAAATGGAATTGGACGACAATAGACTTGAGCTTGATTATAAGAAGTATGACTTTGCGCTTCAGCGCATCACGGGGCAGATTGATCTTGCTGAGTTGATTGACGAGGATGATCTTGGATTTGATTTTGACGAGTAGGTTTGCGCGTATAAAATACGGCGTCCGCCGTTCGGCGGGGCGCACGGTTCCTTCCGGCGCAAATTGTCGCCTGCGGGTACGCAAGGCGCGACACTCACTTAGTTTTCCATTTTTTTTTGCCATTTCCATATTTTTTGGGAGGTTTTTGCCCCATGCATAAGGCCGCAAAAGCTTATTCGCGCAAAAATATCGCTCAAATCCTCACGATTTCGGAGAAGCGCGTTAAGCAGTTGACCGACGAGGGTGTGATCGACGAATTTTCGCCGGGTTTTTATCATCTGCTCCCCGCCGTGCGGGGCTACATCGGATATTTGCAATCGCTTGTGGCGGATGACGACCAGTCGTCCGACTACAACCAAGAGCGGGCGCGGTACACTCGCATCAAACGCGAGGATGCGGAGCTCGACCTGCAAGTCAAGCGGAACGAGCTGCACCATGCGCACGTTGTGGAGTTTGTCGTGACGAATTCCATCGTGGCGTTCAAGGCAAAGCTGGAGACGTTGCCGCACACGGCACTTCCTGCACTGATGGGGATCGCAGACGGGGCCGACAAGCCGGAGCGGATTCTCGCCGTGCTGAAAAAATCGACAGACGATGCGCTTAGCGAGTTTGCCGAATACGATCCCGCCGATTTTTCAGCCAGTGGCTACGCGCCCGGTGCCGCTAAAGCAAAAGAAGATGTTGGGGTGGTTTGATGAGTCAAGAAACAACAGTTGATCAACACACCGCAGATCTTTTCAAGAATATATTTCAGCGACTAAAGCCGGGAGATGAAATGACCTTGGCTGAGTGGGCGGATAAATATCGCCGACTACCATCCGAGGGTAGTGCGGAGCCGGGACGGTGGAGAACCTCGCGCACACCGTACCTGAAAAGAATCATGGAATGCACGACTGACCCGCGCGTGCGTGAAATTATCATGATGTCGGGCGTGCAGGTTGGCAAGTCAGAGGTCTTGTTGAATGCGATGGGGTTTTATTCCCATAAAAAACCAACACCGATGCTAATGGTTCAGCCGACTGTCAAAACCGGCGAACGGTTTTCAAAGGAGCGCATTGCACCGACCATCAGGGACACACCTGTGTTGCGCGCGGTATTTAGTCCGGAGCGTAGCCGTGATGCGCAAAATACAATTATGCAAAAAATGTATCCCGGAGGGTACCTGGCAATCGTTGGTGCAAACTCACCGGCAGATCTTGCCTCTCGCCCGGTCGAAGTTATTCTTGCTGATGAGATTGATCGTTGGCCGGAAAGTGCCAAGTCAGAGGGTGATCCGTTGACGATTGTGGAAAAACGGACATCCACATATCCGTACACAAAAAAAATACTAAAAGTTTCATCGCCAACGATAGACGGCATCAGCCGGATTCAACATGAATACAACCAGGGTTCCATGGAAGCATGGAAACTCCCTTGCCCGGGATGCGGGTCGTATCAAGAATTGAAATGGCCAAACATGGTGTTGCCAAGAAATGAAGATGGCGAACTTGATGTCGGCGGAGAGGTTTTGTGTGCCTGTGACTCATGTGGTGAGCTCAACAATGAATATTTATGGAAAGCTGGAGATGGCGAATGGTTTGCAGAGTGTGAGAATCACACTGTCAAGAGCTTTCGGCTCAGCGCATTGGTTAGTCCGTGGATGTCATGGATGGATATTTGCAAGGAGTTTTGGAAATCAAAAGGCGATTCCGAAATGATGAAGGTTTGGACAAACACGATACTGGGGGAAGTATTTCTTGTGGATGGTGATTCCATTGACAATGAAGATCTGTCTGAAAAACGAATCAAGTATGACGCGATGGTTCCCACCGGTGTGATACTGTTGACTGCCGGCGTGGACGTGCAAGATGACCGGTTTGAAGTGGAAGTTGTTGGTTGGGGTGAAAATAAAACCAGTTGGGGTATTGAATATAAAGCTATTTATGGCGATACATCCCTTGACGCAACATGGGAAATGCTGGACCAGCACTTGCTTAAAAATTATCGGTGTGCAGATGGATCAATGATTCCGCTTGCCTCTGTTTGTATTGATAGCGGAGGACATCGAACCACAGAAACATATCGCTTCTGTAAAAGCCGCGCTGTTCGCAACATTTGGGCGATCAAGGGCGTTGGCGGGGCCGGCAAGAGCATTATTCATGGGCAGTCTGTGACAAAAAAAGTGAGGAACACATTGATCATAGTTGCGGTTGATGTCGCGAAAGCGAGATTGTTTTCACGACTTTCTCTTAAAGACGCTGAGGATGTCGGGTATTGTTATTTCCCCCGAGAAGATAAATATGATCGAGGCTACGATGATAAATACTTTGAAGGTTTAACATCCGAGGTAAAGACAGTGAGGATGGTGCGAGGGCGCCCCATCACAGAATGGAAACTGAAACCCGGCAAAAGGAATGAGCCCCTTGATTGCCGGGTTTATAATATTGCAGCGCTTGAAATGCGAAATCCAAATTTCGAGGAACTTAAAAAATACAAATCATCCGCGCCGACAACTCAAAAGAGGCGGCGTGGTGTGGTAAGCAGGGGTGTTGAGGTTTGATAATGACACGGCAAGAAGAGCTTAAGAATGCTCGTACAATGTGGAGCGACTGGGTTGAGGCTGAGCGTGCTGTTATGAGTGGTCAAGAATACAGGATTGGCACTCGCCTCTTGCGGCGCGCCAGTCTCGATGAGATCCGGCGAAGCGTCAAGTATTGGCGCGGCGAGATTGACCGTCTCGAGGGAGTGTCACGCATGCGCGTCCAACAAGTGATTCCAAGAGACAGGTAGGGATGCATGGTGACCAAAGATAAACTGAAAGCACAGTCGCACAGGCGAGGAACCAAAGGCGTTCCAAGTGCACTGGATAGGGTGATTGCTAAAATATCGCCAACCCATGCGCTCAAGCGAGAGGTTTCGCGAAAAAAATTAGAATATTTGAACTCCGGATATTCGCATCATGGAGCGGATACACAGAAGAAATCCTTGAAGGATTGGGTGAGTGAAAGCGGGTCACCGTCTGAGGACATTAATGAAAATCTTCCTTTGCTGCGAGAGCGATCGCGCGATCTCTACATGGGTGGTGCAAACATAGCCACCGGCGCTATTAAAACTACGCGCACAAATGCTATTGGATCAGGGCTGGTTTTAAAGCCAACCATTGATGGTGATTTTTTAAAAATGTCCGAAGATGAAGTTGAAAACTGGGAAAAGACAACTTCACGGGAGTTTGAATATTTTGCAAATTCTGTAAATTGCGATCGATTCAGGCTTAATAATTTTTACGAACTTCAGCAACTGGCTTTTATGAGTCAATTAATGTCAGGCGATGTATTTGTGTCATTGCCTTTTAGGCCGCGAAATGGTTTTCTGTATGACCTTCGAATCCAGCTTATTGAAAGTGACAGAGTTGCGACACCGCCAAGCAGATATGGTGACAGCAATATCAGTGCCGGTGTCGAGGTTAGAGGCGGCGAAATTGTCGCATACCATGTCTCATCCGTATTCCCTGGCTCTAATGGTGGGGGCACCTATCGGCGTGTTCCTGCGTTCGGGAGTGCAACCGGGCGCCCCAATATATTACATCTAATGGAGACCGAGCGACCGGATCAAACGCGTGGACTCCCCATGCTCGCGCCTGTTATCGAAAGTCTGCGTCAGCTTGGTAAATATACGACCGCCGAACTGACAGCTGCTGTGGTGAGTGGACTGATGACGGTTTTCGTCACATCAGATTTTCCACAAAGCGCCCTTGGTGAGGGCATGCCCAGAGATGAACAAATTGATCCTGAAAATGACTATACCTATGAGCTTGGTTATGGGTCGATTGTGACAATGGCGCCGGGAGAAGATATTAAAACCACAACACCCGGCCGGCCGAATGTTGCATTTGATCCCTTTGTTAATGCTATTTTCCGGCAAGTTGGAGCATCCCTCGAACTTCCGTATGAGCTGCTGATAAAGCACTTTAGTGCATCATACAGTGCCAGTAGGGCTGCACTTCTTGAAGCATGGAAGATGTTCAGAATGCGCAGGAAATGGTTTGCGAACGATTTCTGCCAACCAATTTATGAAGAATGGCTTGCAGAGGCAGTATCACGGGGACGCATAAGTGCACCCGGGTTTTTTGATGATCTGATTTTGCGCGCCGCATACAGTAAAGCGGAATGGCATGGTCCGTCACAAGGGCAAATAGATCCGCTGCGCGAAGTAACTGCAGCAATCAGACGTATTGACGCTGAAATAAGCACAAGAGAGCGCGAAGCAGCTGAGATGACCGGAACCGATTTCAATGTCAATCATCGCCAGCGTGTCAAAGAAGAGACCATGCGACTGGAGCTTAAAAGAATAGAAATGGAAGGGGTGTCGAATTGAGTAAAAACACAAAACAGTTTTGGAATTTTGTAAGAAATTCAGCGGACTCAGGCAGCGAGGCAACGCTTTACATTTATGGGGACATTGTCGCCAGTGACTGGGGTGAGTGGGGATATTCGGATGATGTGGTCCCAAGTAAATTTAGGGACGAGCTTAATGAGATGGGTGATGTCGCCACAATCAACGTTCGCATAAATAGTGGTGGCGGAAGTGTTTTTGGTGCATACGCCATCATGAATCTACTTAAAGCCCATGCTGCACGAATAATTGTCCATATTGATGGCATTGCCGCAAGCGCAGCGACACTTATTGCAATGGCCGGTGACAAAATCATCGCAGCATTAGGGTCAGTTTTCATGGTACACCTTCCTTCATCCTTGGCGTGGGGAAATGCAATTGAAATGCAAAAACAGATTGATGTTTTGAACACCATCACAGACACGATGGTGGATGTATACCATGCCAAAACAGGCATCGACAAGACAGAAATCAAAAAAATGCTAGATGAAGACACGTGGATGTCCGGCTCTGAAGCAAAAGAAAAGGGCTTTGTTGATGAAGTTGAAAAAAAAGAAGTCAGCGCATACATTTCTGCGGACGCGGGAACTGTCGTTTTCAACGGCTTGGATTTAAAGCTTGACGGGTTCCGCAACAAAGAGCGCATTGTGGCAATGCTGACATCAAAGTCAGGCATACCCGTACAAAACGAAGCAACAAGAAATGCAAATATATCAAGCACAGAAAAACACAAGGAGGAAAACGCTATGAATCTTGCAGAACTGCAAGCAAAACATCCGCAAATTTACGCTGAGGCAGTAAATGTCGGCAAAGCGCAAGCGGAAGCATCACAAGTAACTGAGATTGCAAATGCAGTAGCAGATGCTGTCAGCGCTGAAAGGGCGAGGATTAAAGACATTTATGACATGTCTGTGCCCGGCACGGAAGCGGTGTCAACAAAAGCAATGTTTGAAACAGGCATCACGGCAGCAGAATACGCTGTTGACATGATGAAGGCACAAAAGCAAAAGGGTGCTGAATATTTGGCGAATGCGAAAGACGATGCCAAAGAACTTGATGATATCCCAGCTGCCGGTGCGCGACAAGACGACGCCAGCGAAGAGGAGTCCCTTTTGGCGCATGCGGCGGAAGTCGCTAAAACCACCAATAGATAATAAGGAGTGTATTTATGTCATTAGGCGAAATGAAAAGAGATGGCTTGATCGCCGGAGATTTTCCGACAGAGGCGGTGCCGATTGTATTTGTAGGCCCGATTGAAATTAAAAGAGGGGACGTTCTCGGTGTAACAGAAGACAAAAAATACGTCTTAGTTAACTCAGGAGCCACAGACGGATCAAACAAGGTCGTTGGAATTGCATGTGATGATGTTTTTGTTAAAGAAAATGAAACCGTCGTTTCAAACATGTTCATCAAAGGCGAATTCAACCGCAGATTCTTGCGGTTCGGCGGCGATGATACTGTTGATGCGCACAAACAACGAATGACCGACATCAGTCTAATTGTCCGTGAGACAAGAGTATAGAAGGGGTTAAGATATGGCTGTTGATATATACAAACCGCAATTTATGATCAGAATGGTCGAGCAGATGCCGCCACTTCACACATTTCTGAAAACAACATTTTTTAATCAAGTCGTGCGATTTCCAACAGAATCGGTGACGTTTGATGTGAAAAAAGGCGGCATGAGCATGGCGCCTTTTGTGCATAGCCGAATCGGCAGTGTTGTGCTTGAAAGGCAAGGTTACAAAACAGAAACATACAAACCGCCACTTGTGGCACCAAAACGCGTCCTGACAACAGATGATCTTGATGCGCGTCTGCCCGGTGAAGCTTTGTTTAATGGCCTACGTCCGGGTCAACGTCAAATTGAACTCCTGCAGAACGATTTGATTGAATTGGACAATGCAATTACGCGCCGTGAAGAATGGATGTGCGCAAAACTGTTATGCGAAGGGCGAATTCACGTCGTTGGCGAAGGCATTGATGAAATGATCGACTTCGGTTTTGAAAATCTCATTGATGTTGACGTTCCGTGGGATGACTTTGTTAATTCAGACCCAATGCAAGACCTCAATATGGCAATTGACAAGATTGCCGAAACAGGGCACAGCGCAAACATTGCGATTGCTGACAATGAAACAATGCGGATCTTTATCAGAAACAGGAAGTTGAAAGAACTTCTCGACATCAAGAATTTCAGCATGGGTATTATTGCCCCTGAAATTCAGCGAAACGGTGTGACATACTACGGATTCTTGCCTGAATGTGGACTATACCTGTATGGCTACAACGGAAAGTATGCCGACAACGACAACCCGAACCCTGATTATCCGGATGTACAACCGGGCGACAAAGGATTTGTTCCGAAGGTGCATTCTCTGATTACCAAGGGGCGCGTAATTGTTGCGTCAACAAGCATGCCGACCGCAATGCTGTATGGTGTCATTAAAGACTTGCAAATCGGAAACTTTATGCGCGCACGCGTTCCGAAACAATGGGATCAACAAGAACCATCGGAAAGATATGTGAAGATCTCATCAAGACCGCTTCCGTGCCCCAAAGATATTGACACTTGGGTCGTATTGGATGTGCTGGGTGATGAATCCGATGGCGGGTCCCTATGATGTACAGGGTTGTTCGGAGCGTAACGCTTATTGTTGGTAAAAAAAAATACCACAAAGACAACATCATCACAGCGGATATGGTTGGGCAAATCAAAATAAATCGGTATTTGCGCAAGGGATTTATTGAGCCTGTAACTATGAATGGGTACGAGCAGCTGGATGCGACATCGGAAACCGACGCATTATTGTCTGTTGATGAAGTGAATGCGCTTGATAATGCCGCACTACGTAAATATGCGCTTGCGCTCGGTATAAAATTTTCAAAAACCGTTAAAATTGACAAGATTCGCGCCGATGTTATTGAATTCGTTGCGGCGCGCATTGACGATGCTAACGATGAAGATTCCGACACGGATGATTCAGATTCTGACCAAATTGAAGACAATGCCTAACTTTCAAGAGCAGATTGTAATTGATTTAGACAATGTCTTTTTTAATGCCCCGCAAAAAGAGTTTGTCACGCTGCATAAGATACAGGGCATCATGGGCACTGTTTCGGAAGTCCATGAATGTGAATGCATTGTTGATAGTGAACGTTACTTTGAACGAATGGTAAAAGACAAGGTCGAAGGCGTGAGTTTAAACGGCCTTGTCTTTTTCATTAAAGAATCTCACTGGCTTGAAAAATTCAAGCGAATCCCAAAGGTTAACTCGACACTTAAATTTGACGGCGAACTATATTTAGTGGTTGCAATCGCAGCGGATATGGGATCTCTTGAATTTACGCTCGAAGCGAGAAGGGGGCACAATTAAATTATGGCAAACGAAAACACGGCTGAATTTGGTATTGCCATTAATGATGGCACCAAAGACGCCATCCGTGCTTTGCGTGACGTGAGGGGCGGCTCGAAAGAAGCTATTACGCGAGCACTAAACGGCACGATCGGCACAATTAAGTCTGCTGCTGCGGACGAGGCATCCAGTCACTTTACGGTTAATGAACAATCTGTCAAGGATGGCATGATGGTGTCTCGGGCGACAGCCTCGAAGCCCAGCATAACAGTTTCTCGTAGGGGCCCGCGATTTCAGGCGCGACGATTCCCCCTTATCCCGAATGTGAATCCGGGCATTAAAGGTGGCAAAGCAGCGGCTATTCGCCCTTGGAGAAATGGCGCTGAAATGGTTCTCGGTGCGGAGGTGGTGCAGGGCCGAAACGGCCCGACTCCGATGAGTAAGGCATTTTTAATTGATAATAGTCGAAACAGCACTCGTGTTTCGAGGGGAACCGGCCTTTATCGGCGCGTTATCGGCAAGAAAAATAGCAGTGGGGGGCGAAGTGCTCTTGTTCTTGCCCGCGGCTTAAGTGTCCCGGATATGCTCAATGAATATCCGGTGCGCAGTGTCGTGGAGGAGCGGGCAGAAGCAAAACTCCAACTTGAGTTGGATCGCGAAATTCGAGCACTGCTTAAAAAGGCAGGTGCTGAATAGTGAGTGTCACAATTGTTACGCTTCACGATGCCGTCTGCGACTTTCTTGAAAAAACCGTCGCGCCTCGTTTCAAGCTAAAAACAGCCAATGCGGATGGCGACGTTTCCATTGTTGCTCCGCAGATTATACGCACGGGATTTCCAATGCCGAAAAGCCTGGATAGCGACGTGAGCGATGATGAAATATTTCCGTTTATCATGCCGCGCATCCGGCATGTGAAGAATATAAAAAATGAACGACAAAGCACCGCGACAATTGATCTGCACTTCGGGGTATATGATCCCGGACAGTATGATGCTGATGGAATTTTAATTGATGATGGCAGCGGGTATCGTGACCTGTGGAATTTAATTGAATCCACACGACAATCACTGTTTGAAACCATGACCATTGACAATAAATTCCGCATTGTTGAAGATGTTTTTGATGCCGACATGTATCCGGAACAAATCTACCCATACTGGGAAGGCTGGCTCCGCACAGAATGGCACATTCTTTATCCGCGCACAGCGTGGGAAGAAAATCTGTTTCAGTAGAAAGGAGTAATATCCATGGGTAAAGCAGGTACGAACAGCACTGACACTCCTGTTGACGCGACAACCGGTGTCGTTGCGACAAGCACAACAAAAGCGACTGCAATTAAACCTCAGTCAGCAGGTAGGCAGCTTGAAGCCGAAAAGCAAAAACATAAGATTCGCCGCGAAAAAGCGAGAAGTGCTGCCGCTAAGCGTGGTAAAAAAAGATTAATTTATTCCGGCCCATATGTTCCCGGTGGAATGTTAGTTCCGGGAAGCATATACGCGACAATTCCAAAGCATTGCCGGCGAATGGTTGATGCGCTTCCGGAACTAAAAAAATTATTTGTTGATGCAAAGCAATACGCTGAATTTAAAGCAAGCCTTAATGTGCAGGGAAGTGAAGCGCACAGGATTTATGGGCTTGTTGTTGCGTCAATCAAGAAAGGAGTGTTGAAAGATGTCGGCAAATAGACGTGGTATTTTTGTTTCAGAAGATGCAACGCCGGTGGTGCCACCTGTTAGAGTGGATGCCAGTATGCCTGTATTTTTTATTACAGCACCGATTCACTTAAGTGAAGATCCATACAACATCACCAATGAGCCGCGGCTATTATTCACATCCAGTGAAGCGCGCAGGGCCTTTGGGTTTAGTGTGCGCGATGAAATATGGCGCAATTACACAGCTCCGCAAGTTATATTTTCACAATTTAATTTGTATGGTGTTTCGCCGGTTGTGTTAATTAATGTGCTTGATCCGGATGTTCACTCTGTGGATGAATCAGGTGTTGAAGTTGCTTT